TCGTCTTTTGTCATGACATAATCATCTGAACCTTTAATAGCATGTTTTTGGTTAATATAATCACCAAATTGGTCAGGACGGAGATTTTCCTTTAACTGTTTTAATGTAGTCATTTATTTTCCAAATTTAATCATAAGATCAGAGAATACTTTAATTGCTTTAGCTTCATCTAGTTTTTTCTTTGTATAATCTACAGCTAATTCAATAACTGTACCATCTTCTAACATTTCATATGAAGTAGATTCCATGATACCTTTAACGAAGCAACCTGGTACTGATGGATCACTTACTACATCGATTGCCGAGAATCTAAGATCACTATTGACATATTTGATGCCTGAACGTTCTGATAATGTACCTAATGCTCTTGTGGAGACTCCTACTTTACCGCCAGCGTCCATGATAGCGGTAACGATTTTACCTAGACCTTCATTGATAATATTACCTATACCATTCCAATGAGAACCATCTTTTGTTAGACTTTCGATTACCATCACAACACGTTCAAAGTTAACTTGAGGAGTGGACGGGTGGTTCATTTCACCATAACCTTGGCCTTTTGATACTTTTTCATTAACATATGATGACATAGCAGGATGTAGAATTTTTGATTCATAGATTCTACCATTGGCATTTTTCATATCACCGCAAGCGAATCTACCTTCGATTTTATATTTCCTACCTTCGGTTGTATTTTCGATTAGTGATTCTACATCTAGCGATGTTTCGGTGATTAGTTTCATTTTAATCCTTTTTAGGTACTAGCATTTCTTTAGCTAATTTCTTTTTCATCTCGGTAAGTTTGATTGTGACTTTATCTAGGATAACCTCAGAAAACGTGTTAGCACTATCGTCGGATTTATCGGTTAATTCTTTGATCAATTTTTCTACTGTTGCCATTTTATTTCCTTTATTATTTATTGTTTCTCAAGTTATTAAAATATTCATTCGGTTGATTCGGTTGATTCGGTTGATTCGGTTGATTCGGTTGATTCGGTTGATTCGGTGTGATATTATTATCAGGAACCATATTAGGATCATCAGGTTGATTAGGATCATCAGGTGGTTGCATATTCATTTGTGCATCCATTTGAATTTTCCAATCAGGAAATGCTGAAGGATCCTTTTCTTCTGATTTAATTTCCTTTTCCATTTTCCTAATGTCTTCGTCGGTCATGTTCAATACATTTTTTTGTACCCAACCTTTACTAACATATTTTTGTAGGTAATTATCGACTTGGCCTAACATTTCAATTCTTGATTGTAATATCTCTTGATTCTTCAACTCACTGAAGTAATTATCTTTTTGGAAGTCTAACTTAATAAAAGGTTTAAAATCGTCCCATTCATCTTTATTACAAACACCTTTAAGGATTAATTGTATTTTCAAAGAGTCTAGGATTAGTTGTGAGAATTTATTTCTTAGACGATCGATAAACTTTTGGAATTTAACTTCATCCCGTGATATACTAGTGGACTGTCCTAAGGAGAATCCGCTTTCTGATTCTAATCTACTTTTAGGTATGTTAAGAGCTTCATACATTTTCTCTTTAAACCAACCTAAAGAATCTAGGTAACCTGTGATATTATTAGCACCAGGTAAAGGTTGAATTTCCGTCCCTTTTGAGCCTGATCTCCTGGGCAACCAGAAGTCCTCAATCATGGACATATATTTCTTGTCGTTTCTGACTGCACCAGTATTAGCATCGTATACCATCTTGTTGCGATATCGATTCATAATATCTTTTACATATTGGTCAGCTTTAAGTTTTGGTAACGTGCCGACATCAATATAAAATGCACGTCTTTCAGGTGCGCGAGTGATGAAATAAACTACTGTAGCATCTTCTAACATCCTAAGCTGATTGATTGGTCTAATCGCTTTGTGCATATGACTTAGCGTAGATTGTGTGTTTGAATCAATCAAACCACTTGTGACATATATAATAGCGTCAGCAGATATTTTGACGTTTGAAATGCTCGTTATACTACTCGAATTACTATTTCCACCATTACCGAAACCATTTTCACCATACATAAAATACTCTTCGATGGAATCTACAATATCCGCACCAGCTGGAGTCCTTTTGGTAGTGACCTCTTTAATTTTTTTAATGTTGATAGAATCCAATAATACTAATTTTTGAATACCATCAGTTAGGTTTTCTTTATCAACAATAATTTGGAATGGTAGTTTACCATCGACATACCATCGTCTAAAGAGTAATGAAGAATCTTCGTCATAATTAAGAAGCTTCAAGACCGTATAAAATTCTTTTTGAATTGAATCCTTAAGTTTATCTGAGAACATATCAAACTCATCAAGATTCAACTTCAACATTTTTGAATCTTGTTCATTAGGTATAGCTTCATTTACGATTTCACTTACCGCCGCATCTACTTCAGCAAATTGTGAAATTTCACGATATTTTCTAATGGCATCGACTTCATTTTTAGTGTTACCGCCCGATTGGTCTAAGTATGTGCCATATAGTCCACCTAGGCCACCTACGACCGTAGTTTCACCATCATTATCAGGAGCTAATGCTCCTGATAAGTCTCTTTCAGGCACTTTACTTTTGATCGAAAGACCAAATAAGTCTAAACCATGTTCAAATAGATTCATATAATTTTGTTAATAGAGATTAAATCGTGCCTAAAGGTGTTGAAATATTTACACCAACACCACTTGAGGCTTCCGTGCCAAAATAAGAATATGCGATTTCAACTTGGAATCTTTCTACGTTATCGTTGTCACCAAAGTTCAATTGGATAGGTGATACGACTGTAGGCCATGCGTCCGTGAAGGTATAAGTCTTCATGGTATTACCGTTTCTATCTAACTGAGCGACAGCAAGATTAGCTGTATATGATAGTGGATTGGTTAGGCCGGTATTCTGCTCTTTGGAATTGATATTATCCATCCACGATTCAAATGCGTTATGGATAGCGAAATCATTATCATTAAGGCATGTAATTTGCCAATTATCGAATCTACGTTCGCCTGCTAGTTTAACTTCACGACCTTTATACATGACAGGTGTTACATTCACACTTTGTCCTGGTAGACTTGCTGCTTCACATAAAAATTGTGCTTTGGTCGCAGCTTGCACACCATCTGTTACGAACCCTGGGAAGTTAAGTGTAACCCTAAATTGATTACCTCTTGCACCGCCACCTAGTAATGCTGCTTTAAAATCTAAAATACTCATAATGTTCCTCTTATTTTAATGTTATTTATTAAGCACCAACTACGGTTGAGAATGCTACGTCTGTTCGTGTTGCAACAAAATTAAGTGTGATGAAATTAATACTACGGCTCGGCTTGATGAATATTGAAGCAACGAATTGATTTTGGTCAACTACTTCACCAGGATTGTTGGATGCGTCACACACAACTAAAAACTCGGTGATACCTCTTTCACCTTGAATACCTCTAAGGAATGGTTCAATAGTATTTTTGAATTGACTTCTAGTGAATTCGTCATTAAATTCAAACAATTTACTTTTTGCTGATTTTGCAATTGATTTTTCTAGCACGATGAACAAACGTCTAACATTGATTCTATCGAATGCTGATGGTTTAGTGGTCATTGTACGATCACCGTATAATGTTGGACCTGAATCAGGATCAGAGATTACTGGATTAATTCCTTTTGGATACAGATAATCTCGTTGCACTTGGTTGGGGTTGAATGCAAATTTGATAACATTTTTAAGACCACCACGATTAAATCCTGCGAAAGACCACCAAGGAGCGTTTGTCGCGTCTGTTCTAGCTGCAAGACCTGCCATGTCGCCATTCATAGGAATCCAACGATATTTTTTAGAATATCTGTCGAAGATGTATTTCATACCGGTATCCATAAAACCATATTCACCTGTTTTATCTGCTACACCTACTGACGTTTTGAACGCTGCGATTGTGACTTCTGCACCTGCTGCATCTACGATAGGTGCGCCGCTAGTGTGAGGAGACACAAATCCGATACAATCTTTTCTTGCATGTGCGACATTTTCTAGCACATATTTTTCGATTGCGCCAGGTGTACCTAGGCCGAATGCACCAGTCATGATTAATGATGCTTGGTACAAATCTTTATTTGTCAAGAGGTCATACGCAGATTTAATTTCTGATTCTGATGACGCTGTGCCAGTGGTACCACCTGCAAGAGTCGTATTATAATATGCAGTGAAAGGAGCGAATGAGTATGTAGCTGGTGCTACTGTCATTGTATCTGTGCCTGATGCTAATTCTGTAGCTGTAGTAGTTTCTGTGATATGATTGGTCCACCAAACATAATTCGATGATTCATTGACAACATTAACATAATAAATCGACAGACCTTTATAATTAACTGCATCGGATGCTTTTGAAACGCCTTCAAATTTTTCAAGGACTGTGTAAGGGGTGCCTGAGATGTTACCGGTAACATCGAGGACTAGGATGTGCATCTCATCGAGCTTAGGCGTAGCATCTGCTGCTCTTGAGCTAACATATTCTGTGGTGTCAGGTGACGTGTTAAAGTAGTTTGACAGTGCAACATCATTGGCGAACAATGTATTATTTGTTGTAGCCCATGAGTCGAATGCTGTCCATGTTGTAGAGTCCACTGCGATAACTGCGATATCATTACCTGCTGTGCCTGCATTTTTAGCAACAAATTCTCCTGCTAGTGTGCGATCGGCACCTGAGATAGTATTATATTCTGTTTGGTTAGGTACGAACACATCTGCGTTACCGACTGATGTTGCATTAAATGCTCCTGCGTTACTAGCACGAACTACATAACAAGCATTTGTGTATCTTAGGAATTCTGCTACTGTATGCCAATCGTTCGCATTTATGTCATTGGGCTCACCGAACACATCCACTAATTGGTCTTCATTTGAGATAAGGATAGGAGTTTCGATTGGACCTTTTTGAAATCTGCCTACCATTGCGCCTACTGAACTTTAGGTTGCTGGCACTACATCTGAAAAGTCTTTTTCTACTACTTGAATTCCTGGGCTTAATTGTGGCATTTACTACTCCTTTAAATTATATATCTCTTTATTATTTATTGATTTTATAGTTATCAATATATCTTCGATAGCTACACAATATTGTTGTAGATTAATCATATCTAACTCGATGTTTTTTGAGACCTCATCATATGAGCCTTCTCTTATTGTAACTAATGTTGGTCTTTCTGGCATGTCGAATATAGGTGCTTCATATACTGCGGTATTTGCGATTATAGGGTCATATGCGGCACATCCTGATAACATTAGTAATGATATGATAAGAATTTTATTCATTTAGAATTCCATTCAGTCGCTAACTTGGTTGCAGTATCTTTTACGTTGTTGAGTGCTTCATCACACGTATTAACAGGAAACCTTTTAGCGACTTCTGTTTTCCAACGTGAAAAATATCTTTTAACTTTCTCGTTCGAATCAATTGTACTATCGATCAATCGCTGTAAAACTTCTCGTTCTTTTTCTGCAAACTTAATTGAGGTATTTTGCAACGTGACAGTTTTTTCTAAGGTTAATATTTCACCTTTTTGTGATGATACTGTTGTTTTCAATACTGTGATGTAACCACCTACCGAAGACATGATAGCCAATATAACAAGCCACTTTACTTGGAACATGTACAAACGTCCTTTAGTTTTTTTAGTGTCATTTTTTTATTTGATTTTGTGTACTTATCGGCAGTTTTATTCTTAATACCAATTGGATCTGTTGATAGTCCATCTACGTTCGCCACTGCTGTTATATCTTCTTTAACGTTTTCATCATTTTTGGGCATATTTCAATCTCCTCGTAATCTGTTATTTCGGTATTAACATTCCTATCTAAGTATGTTAATATTGTTTTCAATTTATAATGGTATTTTTTTTCACATTTAAAAAACATTAATCTTTATGCTAACGTATAATCGTTTCCACCTAAACAAGTCCAACCAGTTGATTGATATTGCAATGCTACACTAGCACCCAAGGAATTCAATGTGATTGAAGTGAAGCCGATAGGAGATAATCCTGTGAATGTTATGTTTGCAGATAACCCTGCAATGACAGTATATGTCTTCATTTGACCGACTTTCAAACCATTTGCCAAAGTGAATACGCTAGGAGAGTCTGCCGTGCAATCTAATGTGCTGTAACTTCTACTGATCGAGGTTACCGCAGGCACACCTAAAGAACCTACAACATTTTCAGAAGACATGCCAATGATACCGTCTGCTGTCGAAGAACCCACGTCTAAATCGCCTACCACTTGTAATGCTGCCGATGGTGTCGAAGTGCCTACACCTACTCTATCATTTGTACCGTCTATGTATAAAGTATTGTTGGATCCCGATGTTGAAAATGAAGTGTTGATTGTAGCTTGGGTGGGGTTCAATCTTATATCAGCACTCGAATTTATATTATTAAGGAAAGTGGAAGCCGATAATTTAAGGTTCACTCCGTCCTGCACAATCAGCAATTCATCGGTAGCTTTGAATGTTGTTGAGCTTGTTAAATCTGGAATTTTAATCTTAGGATTAGCCATTATACAATACCGGTTGGTCCTGTTGGGTACCAAATACCGTCAACGTTAATCAAAGTGATCGAATCACCTATGTTATTGAACGTGATGGAAGACATAGATCCACTTGTTACATTAACAATCGCACTGGGTGTAGTAACATCTGTCGTCGTGCATATCAAAAATTTGGATTTACCGTGTGTGCCGGCGGCTAGTGTGTAAACATTCTGAACCGTTGTAGCACTTAAAGCGGACGTAGTTACTGATAAACTTAACGCTCCACTCGACACAACATCCGTTGCTTCATTTGCAATCTTAGTAGACAAAAATTTACTAAGATTGGCAGATGATATCGATTTGGATGTGCCTGCTTGAGTTAAAAGAAAAGTATCAACATCATTTAAAGATGATGCTGCACTTAACTCAGATAATTTTAAATCAGCCATTAGTTAATCCGCGTAGATGTTGTGTTAGGTTGGGTGAATGTTGGTGATAATGGTTGATTTGAACCACTGCCTTCTAAGATATCACCAACATAACCATTTACAGAAGTTCCTAGAGTAACTTCTGTCATAGCATCTGCATTGGTCACATCAAGGTTACCAATCGTTACAACAACTTCAGCATTTTTAAATGACAATCCACCTGACACATATGCGCCTGGGTCGCTTGCTAATGTATATGTGTACGTGTCAACATCGATCACTGTCGTCATATAATGACCGTTGTATGCAACAGGTAGTACGTTTGTCACTAATGCGTAACCATCTGTGGAAATATCATGTCCGACTGACGTTACTGTTGCAGTACCAGCAGCCCACGAAATGCCTGTGATAGCGGTCGAACTTCCATTAGGAGCAACCCAACCCATTTTAGTAGCAAACAATTGGTCGGCATCTGACCAATTTGGTTTTTTTGTAATTGAATATTGTGACATTTGTTGCTCCTTATTTTTGATTGGTTTTATATGCTAAACTTGGGAAGTATGTGATATATTTATTACCACCTACCTCGAATTTTCCAACATGTTTAATGGTAGGTTTCTTAGATAACAAATAATACAGTTGTCCGTCAGGATGTTTAACCATTTCCCTATTAGCTGGAGTTTTGTCATATGGTACCTGAGAAGCCGTTACACCTAATAGTGTAGCCAATACACCAGATCCGATAGCACGTTTTAAACTTTCATCCACCTCTTCATCCAACATCATTTTCTCATTCATGTTATATACCTATTATTTATTAATTTTCATCATGTCGATTTGTGAACCACTAAAGATGTCCACGTTATACCTTATACCAGATTTCCTCGCAACCGTGAATAATCTACCTAACATCTCCCAACCTTGTGGCGTCAATTGAGAACGTCTAAAGACAATAGCTGCCTGATTTACTGTATTAGTAGGGTCCACAGTAGATGACACACTTATACCAGCAGTCATAGCAATAACCTTTGCTACCATGTTCCTATCTGTTGTAGTGAAGCGCAATCCTTCCAATATGGCATACTTCAAAAGCTCTTCCTCAATAACAGACACAAAAGATTCTGTTACATAAGTGGAACCAATCTTCTTAGAATAACGTTTCAACCGTTCAGATTGTACCTTCACAATACTATAATCCTCTAAGATCGTCGTATCATTGACACCTAATATATAATCCAATACCTTAATACATTCCAACATAGCATATGTGTCAGACACCTCTTTAGTGAATTCCTTAAATACCTCACTCAATACCCTAGTGAAATTAGTAGTCCTATATCCTTTATAAATCAAAGACTCCTTGTACAACTGATCACGCTTAACTTGTATATCAGATAATACCAAATCATGTAACCACACCTTATGCTCACTACCTTCACATACTATAGTCGCATAATTACTATGTAAATTTAATATCTCACCACATCTACCTTCATATGTGATAGCATTGCCAATCTCAAATTCTTTTGCCATGTCGTCTTTTAATTTTTTATTCATATTATTATTTATTGATTTTAACTTACCGAAAATAATCAAATTCAGACGCTGAATTGATATCCTCCAATCCATCACATATGATAGGTAAACATAACATCTCCTCCATATCAGCAACCCGCTGGGAATGTAATTTCAACCTGAAATTAGTGTCAGTCAAATCACCAAACCATGCTTGACTGCACATCCAAGAATGCAACCATAATGTAGTAACAGTATCATCATTAGTACCAACGTCACCAGCATACGTTCCATTAGCACTCTGTATAAATGTACTCAGCTCACTTATAATGTGAAAATCATTTATCAATAGCTGCCCAGCCTCGATCATATCCTTTAAATTTGCACATCCAATCCTTTTAGTCTTCTTAGTAGTCCTTATACCAGGATATGGTTCGACACCAGCAGCTCCTAAGGTATCTCCAGATTTTGTCCAAAACATCTCCCCTTCGTACTCTAAATCCTGATATATCGTATCAGCAACCTGACCACCAATATCATTGATCTCGACCAACATATAAGAATCATTATACCTGCGTCCAACTGTATCGCATACGTTCGCATACATTAAAGGCGATATCTCATTATTTCTATATGTAGCAGCAATCGTATGTGGATACTCAGTAATGTCAAAAATAGTGAACGCGGAATAATCCATATGTCGTCCACGGGATGTGTCGACAGTCATAGAA